GTGAAGGCGGTCTGCTGATTATGACGGGGGCAAATTCGGCGGCGGGTCTGCGCTCCATGCCTGCGCGATATTTGTTTATGGATGAGATCGATGCGTATCCAGGCGACGTTGGCGGCGAAGGTGATCCGATCCTGCTGGCCGAGCGCCGAAGCGCGACATTTCGCCTGCGCCGTAAGATTTTTATGGTGAGTACGCCAACAGTGAAAGGAATATCCCGTGTGCAACGCGAATTTGAAAAAAGCGATCAGCGCTATTTTTTTGTTCCTTGCACATCATGTGGCCATTACCAGCATTTGCGCTTTACGCAACTGCGCTGGCCAGAGGGTGAGCCGGAAGAAGCAAAGTATGCTTGTGAGTCTTGCGGGCATCTCATGCATAATCATGAGAAAACCTTGCTGCTTTCTAAAGGTGAATGGCGGGCAACGGCGGAAAGTGTCGACGGCACGGTTGGTTATCACCTCTCATCGCTTTACAGCCCTGTGGGTTGGTTTAGCTGGTCGGATGCGGCGACGTTATTTGAAGAAGCCAAGCGCAATCCAGATCTCATGAAGGGTTTTGTTAATACGGTGTTGGGTGAGCCTTACGAGGAATCATCCGAAGCGCCGGAATGGCAACGCATTTATGAGCGCCGTGAAAAATACAGCCAAGGCGTTGTGCCGATGGGCGGATTGTTCCTGACCGCTGGTGTGGATGTGCAAAAAGACCGTCTTGAATGTGAGGTGGTGGCTTGGGGGCGCAACAAACAAAATTGGTCGGTGGATTATATCATCATTGATGGGGATACCGCCCGCCAAGACACATGGGATCGCCTATCGGCTGAGGTGTTAGAACGTGACTGGCCTCATGCTTCTGGTCACGCCATGCCCATTCGGGTAATGGCGGTGGATTCCGGTTATGCCACGCAGGATGTTTACGCCTTTGTGCGTCAGCACCCGCAGGCGGTTTGGGGTGGTTCGGGCGCACGCGCCAGTCAGCCCCGCACCGTGGCGGCGATTAAGGGACAGGAACGCGACACAGCGCTCATCTTGAGTGTTTCAAAAGCCGATACGGGCGGTAAACGCCGAGGTCTTCGCGTTTGGAACGTCTCTGGCCCCGTGGCGAAGATGGAGCTTTACCGCTGGCTTAAACTGGAATGGCCAACCGATAAAGATTTGGAAGATGGCGTGGCGTATCCGCCCGGCAGTTGTCACTTCCCGCAATATGGCGAGGAGTTTTTCAAACAGCTGACGGCAGAGCGTTGCATCACCCGTGTGGTGCGCGGCTTTCCGAAGCAGGTTTGGGAGAAAGACCCAACGCGTCAAAACGAAGCCTTGGATTGCCGTGTTTATGCGCGGGCAGCGGCCAGCATTTTTGGGTTGGATCGCATGTCCGATTATAAATGGCGGGCTTTGGAAAAAAGCCTCGGACAAGAGGTCATTATTCCAACTAAAGGCGTGGAAATGCCCGTGCCTGCAACGCCGCAACAGGCACAAACTGGGCAAACAACACAGAAACCGAAACGAAAGCCAAGAGTGCCGCAACGTAAGGCAATCAAGGCTAACGATCCGTATTTATAAGGAGTAACATTTATAAGGTATGACTGATACTCTCGTGTTCGAGTTCTAATTGAAAGCTGACTATGTCGTCAGGTTGAATGCTTGTAAGGATAAGAGAGAATTCTTGATGGATTGTGCCATCAATATCTCCATGTTCAATCTCATCCATAAAGTCTTTGACCTTAAATTCATAGTCACCATCTATTGTGGCTGAATCATCAAATAGCTCTAATGCTTTTTTTAAGTCACCGACGGTCTTGAGTTTGAGTGGCAAATCGTCTTGCTTTAATTTTGGTTTTAATTTAGCCGAAGCCGTATTCCAGTCTTTAAAACCAAGGGCTTGTGAGATGATTTCCATGCAGTGACCATGGGAAACATCCACCTGGTATTTATCGTTTAAAAATTTACGGACAGTTTTTGCCTTTTGCTTAAGGCTATCTTTTGTAGGTGTAGACATCTTATTCAACCTTTCTGGGACTGTATTTCTTTGCTCGCATTAAGAAAGTCCTAAAAAGTTGGAATTTCTTTTCAAGATATCTGAGAAATTTTCACCATAGCCTAATGGCCGCGAGCGGCTGGGAATTTCTGAAAAACCAACACAAGAATATTTTTTTATCATCAAAATGTCAATGATAGATCAGGAGAACGACGCATGACTGACACATTGCTAGAATTGCAAAGCCGATTGGTACAGGCGAAAGAAGCTCGTCATCGCCTGCTGACAGGATCGCAAGAAGTGACCGTCAGTCTGCATGGCTATGGCTCAACCACCTATAGCGCCGCCAATGTCGAGGCGCTGGAGCGTTATATTCACGAGCTTGAAGCAGAAATTGCCAAGAAAAGCGGCTCTGCCCGCCGCGGCATTATCCGCACCAGTTTTTAAGGACACTCAAATATGGTTCAACTTTTAGACAGTACAGGCAATCCGCTAAAGGCCAGCGATACGGCGCACCGCGCGGCATCTCACCGTGCACGTGAGCTTTCCAGCTGGCTGCCACCTTTAGGCTCTGCCGATAGCGATTTGCTGGGTGAATTGCCCACGCTGGTATCACGCTCTCGGGATTTAAGCCGTAACCATGGTGTGGCGGCGGGTGCGATGCAAACGCTTACCGATAATGTGGTCGGCACGGGTTTGCGTTTATCGGCAACGCCTGATTATCGAGCCTTAGGCAAAGATAAGACATGGGCGGATGAATGGTCACGCGGGGTGGAATCTCAGTGGCGGGCATGGGCGGAAAGCACGGATTGTGATGCTGCCAAAAGCCTGACCTTTGCAGGTATGACATGCCTTGTGTTCCGCTCCAGCATTGTGAACGGTGAAGCGCTGGCGTTGCCACTGTGGCTGGAAAACAGAGGCGCAAAATTCGCAACCACTATTCAGCTGGTAGAGGCAGATCGCCTGTGCAATCCAAATGGCAAGCAGGATAGCAAATATCTTCGCGCTGGGATTGAGATTGATGCCTATGGCGCGCCGCGCGCCTATCATATCCGCAAAAGCCATCCCGGTGATGCCTATTTGGGATTCGGCGTTGATATCAGTGATTGGGAGCGTATTCCAACAGCGACAAGTTTTGGTCGCCGCCGTGTTCTGCATATTCATGATAAGGAGCGCACAGGCCAACATCGTGGCAAACCGCTTCTTACCTCCATTATGCCGATGTTTAAAATGCTGGATCATTATGAGCGATCCGAGCTTCAGGCAGCGGTGGTGAATGCCATGATTGCGGCCTTTATTGAAACCCCGCTGGATGGTGAAAGCATTGGTGAGATGTTTGGCGGATCGGTGGATGATTATCTTGCTGCTCGTAATGAATGGGATATTCGCCTGCAGGGTGGATCAATTATTCCGATCTTCCCCGGCGATAAGGTTGCCCCCTTTACGCCAAGCCGCCCCAATAGCGGCTACGGCCAGTTCGTGGAAAATGTCCTGCGCCATATTGGTGCAGGTCTCAATATCCCGTTTGAATTGTTGATGAAGGATTTTTCTAAAACCAATTATTCAAGCGCACGGGCGGCACTCTTGGAAGCGTGGCGATATTTCTCGGCGCAGCGCCAATGGCTTGCCACCTACTGGGCAAGGCCTGTGTACGAGCTGTGGCTGGAAGAAGCGATTAACAAGGGGCTGATTGAAGCCCCTGATTTTTATGAGAACAAAGCCGCATGGACACGATGCAAATGGATCGGCCCCGGTCGTGGCTGGGTTGATCCTGTCAAAGAAGCCAAGGCCGCGCACCTTCGGATGCAAATTGGTCTTTCGACGCTGGAAGATGAATGTGCCAGCCAAGGTTTGGATTGGGAAGAAGTCTTGGAGCAACTCGCCCGTGAAAAAGCCAAGATCACGGAACTTGGTCTGACGATCAATGATGTGAACAGCATCTTAAACACCAACACTCAAGAAAAAGAGGAAAACGATGAGAATTTGGAACCGCATAACCGGTGATCCGTGGGCGATTACCGAAACAGCTTTGCACACGATTTTGGAAGTGGCCGCGCGTGAAAATGAAGCGCCCGAAGCGGTTGCTGCCAAACTCGGTCGTCAATTGCAAAACAGCTATAACGCTACTGAGCGTGATGGTGTCGCCATTATTCCTGTGACGGGGCCATTGTTTCGGTACGCCAATATCTTCACGGCGATCAGCGGTGCATCCAGCTATGAATTGATTGCGCGTGATTTTATGAGCGCCCTTGAAAACCCACAGATCAGCTCGATTATTTTGGATATTGATTCCCCTGGCGGTGAAGTCAATGGCGTGTCGGAGCTGGCCAGCATGATTTTTGAGGCACGCGGTACAAAGCCTGTGATTGCTTATGCGTCCGGTGATGCGGCATCTGGTGCGTATTGGATTGCCTCTGCCGCTGATGAAATTGTGGTATCGGAAACATCGGCGCTGGGGTCAATTGGCGTGGTTGGTATTTACCGTGGTAAATCAACCAAAGAATCTGCTGAAACGGTGGAGATTGTTTCCTCACAAAGCCCCCATAAACGCCTTGATCCGATGAGTGATGATGGCCGTGCCAAATTGCAAACGCGCATTGATGCCATGGCGGATGTGTTTGTGTCCACCATTGCCCGCAACCGATCCGTCACGCCTGATCATGTGCTGGAGCATTATGGCGGTGGTGATGTCATGATTGGCGCACGTGCCGTCAATGCCGGTTTGGCAGATCGTGTCGGATCATTAGAACGCCTCATCGCAGAACTTTCATCCCCGAAAACCCCAAGCCCTCCGCCAGAGGGCTTTTTTAGTTCAACCCAACCGAAAAAGGAGAAAAAGCCCATGAACCTTGAACAACTCAAAACTGAACACCCCGATCTGGTTGCATCACTCTACGCAGAAGGATCAGCCAAGGAAAAGCAGCGATTGAAAGATATTCTAAGCTGTGAAGCTGCCGAAGGCCGTGAAAAACTGGCGCAGGAAATTGCGCTCAATACCGAGATCAATGCCATGGATGCCCAGCATTTGATGAAAAGCGCCCCAAAGGATGAGCCAGAAAAACCCCAATCATCTTCGTTTGATCGCGTGATGTCATCCATCCCCAATCCTGAAATCGCCCCTGATGGGGATGATCATATCGTTAACGCCGATACGGTTGCCGATCGCATCGCCTCAACCCGCTAACCCCAAAAATAAAGGAGACCCAAAACCATGAACACTACAACTGGACACGCTTCAGGTTTTACCGATCAGGGTGAATATAAACCCTGTAATTTACTGGCGGGGGAATATCCCCGCATTGAACGCATCATCACCATTGCTTCTGGCAGTAACTTAACCAAAGGCGCAGTCCTGGGGCGCATTACCGCATCCGGAAAGTTTGTCTTAAGTGCTGCTGGTGCAAGTGATGGCTCAGAAACGCCCGATGCAATTTTGGCAGAAACGGTAGATGCAAGCGCTGAGGATAAACAAGCCGTTGTATATTTCAGCGGTGAGTTTAACGAGAACGCGCTCACGCTTGGCACTGGCCACACGGTGGAGAGTATCCGAGGGACTTTACGTTCCAAAAGCATCTTCCTTCGCTCAAACCAATCTTAACCCATAAGGAGAACACCCCCATGTCTGTAGATATTTTTAGCACCCATGTTCTGACCAAGGTGGTCGAACGGCTGGATCGTCCAAGCTCATTTTTGTTGGATGTATTTTTTGGCCAAGAACAAACCGAAGATAGCGAAGAAATTCACTTCGATATCGATAAATCTAAACCGCGCCTGACGCCGTTTGTGTCACCGTTGGTGGCAGGTAAAGTCGTGGATGATGAAGGCTATATCACTAAAAGCTTTAAGCCAGCTTACGCCAAGGACAAACGCCGCTTTGATCCAAGCCGTCCGCTTAAACGCTCCATTGGTGAAAAAATTGGCGGGACATTATCTCCGCAACAACGCCTTGAAGCTAATTTGAACCGCACATTGACCAAGCAGCTTGAAAACCTCACCCGCCGTGAGGAAGTGATGGCAGCAGAAGCCTTGCGAACTGGTAAAATCACTGTTGCTGGAGAAGATTATCCAACGGTGGTGGTTGATTTTCAGCGTGATCCTGAATTGACTGTGGCGCTGGCTGGCTCATCCCGCTGGGGTGAAACTGGTGTGAATGCGCTCAACAACCTGGAAGATTGGGTTGCTAAGGTGCAAGAAAAATCAGGTGCCGTTGCCCGCACGGTCGTCATGGACGCGCTGGCATGGCGTGTGTTTAAGGCAGATGCATCCGTTGAGAAGCTGCTCGATATTCGCCGTTTGCGGGATAACGCCGGTATCAATCTGGGGCCGATTGCTTTTGGTCAGGGCAATGAGCTTGCCCGCTATGTTGGCTCAATCGGCGATCTGGATTTCTGGGTCTATAATGACCGTTATGTCGATGAAGATGATCAGGTGCAAAAACTGCTTCCTGATTACACCGTTTTAATCGGCAGCACGTCCCAGCTTGAAGGGACGCGTTGTTACGGTGTCATTCAGGATGAAAAAGCGGCGTATCGCGCGCAGCGCTTCTTCTCTAAATCATGGCTTGAGGAAGATCCCGCTGTGCGCTGGTTGCTGTTGCAATCTGCGCCACTGCTTGTGCCGTACCGTCCAAACGCATCATTTTGTGCAACTGTGCGCTAAGGGAGGATTGAGATATGAAAATAACTGCAATCGTAACCCTGCATGTTGACGGCAAAACAATCCTGCCTGGCAAATCGGTTGATATTTCTGATGAGGAGGCAAAGTCATTGATAGATCGTGGCTTTGCCAAATCAGCGGATGCATCGGGTGTGGCAGAACAAAAGCCTGCTCAGACCCAGCAACCCGAACCCGCCATTGATGATGTGATCGAGGCGATTGAAATCCTCAATCCTGAAACCGATTTTGCCAAAAACGGCAAGCCAAAGGTGGAAGCGATAGAAGCCGTTCTTGGTCAAAACATCTCTGCCGAAACACGGGATAAAGCGTGGGAACTTTATCAAAAAGAGTTAGCGGCTGATGAGGCATCGGGCGATGACGTTCAGGAATAGCGCCATAAAATCGGTGGACGTGCTGTTTAATCGTTTCGGTAAAACGGCACGTCTTATCTTTGCTGATGAAACGGAAATTGATGCGCTGGTGATCCATCGCCTGCCTGATAAAATCACCGATGTTTTTGATGCGCGGGTGCATTCGGAAACAGATATGTTTGAGATGCGCCTTGCTGATATTCCTGCAGGTAAAACGCTAGGGTCTATTGTTTTAGATAGCAAGCGTTACACAATGCAGGGCGAACCCGTGAAAGATCAGCATAATCTTATTGTAAAGGTGGATGCTTATGCGGTTGAAAGCGGCGATTGAGGGTGACCTTAAACAATATATGAAGGAAGAATATCAAACGGCAGAACGCGCTGTGACGCTCGGCATTCGTGAAGCCACAACGGGGTTGAAAATGTCCATGCGCCGTCAGGTGCATTCCTCAGGTTTGGGGCAACGCATGGCCAATACGTGGCGCGGCGATATTTACCCGCGTGGGCAAAATTCCATTCGTGCGGCGGGTCTGGTTTATACCAAGGCCGGTAAGATCATGGCGGGATTTGATGAAGGCACGGTCATTAAATCAAAGGACGGCTGGTGGCTGGCAATCCCAACACCGAATGCGCCAAAGCGTGGTGTGGGTGGTAAGCGGATCAATCCATCCAACTTTCCTGAGCATCGCTATGGCAAGCTTCGCTTTATATATCGGCGAAATGGGCCGTCATTATTGGTGGTCGAAAATGTGCAAGCCTCTTACAGCCGTAAAACAGGCGATATGCGTGGCTTTCGTAAAGCCAGCCAGAGAAACCTGAAAACAGGCCGCAATCTTTCAACCGCAGTGATGTTCTGGCTTGTGCCACAGGTCAAATTATCAAAACTCATTCGCTTCGATGAAGAAGCCAAGCGCTGGTATGACAAACTGCCACGGCTGATCTTGAAAAACTGGCCTGATGATTAACTTTAAAATGACCGCCAAAACTAAAGTATTAGTTTATTTACAAGGATTAAAACAAACATGACATCAAAACGAGAACAGGCCTTAGCGGGCCTTTTTTTATGCCTGCAAAATGGGATGAACGGCGTTGCGGTTTTAAGGAATGAGCCATTGCCCACCAAGATCCCTGCATCGGGATTGCTCATTTTGCGTGACGGAGATGCGGGAGAGCCTGAAATAACGCTCTCCCCGACCAGGTATCACTATGCCCATGTTGCAGAGCTGGAGGTGCTGGTGCAAAAGCCAAAAACCGATGAACGTGACGCGGCATTAGATGAATTGCTGGTGGCGCTGGGTGACACGCTCGGCGCTGACACCACGCTCTCAGGTGCGGTGGATTACATGTCCATCGGCTCGCCTGAATTTTTAACCGAAACCGTGGAAGGGGCGCCCGCCATTAAGGCGGCAGTCGGCGCGATGACCCT